CGAAGCAGCTTGGGAAAAGCTAAAAAAACAAATAGAGTATTATACAGATGCTGACACATCTATATCAGACATATCGATTAACTACCAAGTTAAAGAAACGAAGAATAAAAATTATTTAAGACTTAACATAACAATAGACAAATGGGACAAGATAACAGAATAGAGAAATTAGAGGCGCAAATAGAAATTTTAAAAGCACAATTAAAAGAAGCGCAATCACATACTTACATATACGAAACAAACACTTTATATTGTAGTGATGGTGAATTATATATTGGCTATGGTCATAATGATGACAAAACACTTGTAATGAATGTAGACCAGCTTTTTAGAGACTTACCAAGTATAATTAATATGGTAACTAAAGAACAAAAGAAGATGCAGCAAATGCACCTTAAAATGATTAAAGAAGCATTGGTATGATTTTATTAGTAGATGCAGATAGTTTAATTTTTGCAAGTTGCTATCGTAAAAGAGAAACACCAGATGATGAAAGGTACTACACAGATATAGCTGATGCAAGAAATAAGTTTGACCAGCAGTATATGAAGATTGTAAATGACTTGGAAGAAAAATACACCATAGATAAAGTATTATGTTTTAGTGGTTCAAGGGGTAACTTTAGAAAACTTATTACAAAAACCTATAAAGCTAACAGAAAAAAAACTGAATTACCTCCACTACTTGATGAAATGCATAAATACGTTATTAATGTATATGACAGCATTAGAGGTTATGGAGTAGAAACAGATGATATGGTTGCTAGGTATTGGTATCAGATTAGCCAAGATATTGGAAGAAACGAAGTAATGATTGTGAGCATAGATAAAGATTATAAGCAGTTTCCAGCTTTGATTTACAACTACCATTATAAACATAGACTTGTGTTAGATATATCAGAAGATGAAGCTTTATTTAATTTTTACGCACAATGTATTACTGGTGATGGTGCCGATAATGTACAATATTTTAGAGGTAAAGGAATTAAGTTTGCAGAAAAATATTTTGCTAACTGTATTACAAAATACCAATACACAAGAAAGCTATACGAATTATTTAAACAAGAATATAAAGGTAAAGCAAGACAAAAATACACAGAATGCTATCACCTTTTAAAATTAAGAACAGAATGAAAGATAAAATAGTACAAGATTTAAAAAGAGAATTTGACATAAGAAGTTGTGTAGGAATAGACAAATACAAAACAACCTTACAAGATAATAACAAAGATGATTTTTTGCAGCACCTTAAAGAAGAATTAATGGATGCAGCTTTATACATACAAAAACTACAAAGCAATGGAAGAAAATAAAATAGACATACCAGTTTTAAAAACACCCAAAGAAATAAGTGATTTGCTTATAACAATTACTGGAGTAGATATATTTGAGAAAACAAGAGTTAGAAACATAATAGAGCATAGAGCTTTTTTTTGCTATTTATTAAAAGATAAGTTTGATTTAGGACCAAGTGCTATTTCTGCATTTATGAGAACACAACCTAAATTAAAAACTTATGACCACGCAACAGTAATACACGCATTAAAAATGTTTAAGGTTTACAAAACATATAGGGTTGAATATTTTGATACTTTGGAAAGCTATTTTGAAATAAGTCCAGATGCTGATTATAAGGAATTACCAAAATTGGAAAGGTTGTTAAATCAGTATAAAGAAATTAAAAGCAAATACAACATTGCTAGTAATAAGATAAAGAAATACGAAGAGCAGTTAGGTGAGGTTAAGGAATTAAGAAGAAAGATTAAATCTGGTTTTACTGAAAATGAAATACTTTACAGAGATTTAAACAAAACCCAAATGAAGATATATGATGAAAGGGCGGAATTAGTATTAAAATCTTTTGAATGGCAGAAGCCTAAAAATGAGTATGAAATAATTAATTGTGCATCGTGATAAAAAAAGAATGGCTATTTATGCAAACACCAAAAAAGAAAGCATACGAAATATATAAGAAGTTTTACAATGTAGATGGTCAAGACTTTCACAATACAATGAGTAGTAAGATAGCAAAGCAATGTGCTAAACTACATATAAGCCTTATACTAGAAAACGAAATAATAAAACCATCTAACAACATAGAATACTATCAAGAAGTAATAAATGAAATAGAAAAGCTATGAACAGAAAGAAACTAATACAAAAGCTACAACAACTATTTGACAAATTACCAAAGGGTAAAGAAAGAAAAGCAATAAGAGAAAGACTACTGAAATTAAAGTTAGGAAATAAATAAATTAAATACGTTATATAGGTATGGTACAAAAGGTTAAAATACAATCAATTAAAGCTAACAAAGAAAATCCTAGAACTATAAAGGAAAGTAAGTTTGAGGAATTAAAAAAATCATTAATAGATTTTCCAGAAATGTTGCAATTAAGACCAATTATTGTTGACAAAGACAATATTATTCTTGGTGGTAATATGCGCTACAAGGCTTGTCAGGAACTTGGATTAAAAGAAGTCTACATAATAAAAGCAAATGATTTAACAGAGAAACAAAAAAAGAAATTTGTTATAAAAGACAATGTTGCTTTTGGACAATGGGATTGGGATGTTTTGGCAAATACTTGGGAAAGACAAGACCTCAATGACTGGGGTTTAAATATTTATGATTTTAATAATAATTTTGTAGAAACCGTAAATAAAGGAGATGAAAATTCAGAATGGATTGGTATGCCAGAATTTGAAGCATCTGATAAACAATTAAAATTAGTTGTATCATTTGACAATGAAGAAGATAGAGAGGAATTTATAAAGAAAAAAGAATTGCAAATATCTTCAAGAAATAAACTAACTTGGTCTACGCATTATCCTTTTATTGAAAGACAATCATACGATGCAAAATATGAATAGATATCCAATATATATTGTTAGCAAGGGTAGATGGGAAAACCCAATTACTGCAAAATGTTTTATTGAAGACGGTCTTGATTTTAAAATTTTAGTTGAGCCACAAGAATATGATAATTATTGTAAAGCAGTTGGTAAAAAATATGTATTAAAATTACCATTTTCAAATTTAGGTGTAGGTAGTTTTCCAGCAAGAAATTTTGGTTGGGAACATTCTATAAAAAATGGCTTTAAAAGACATTGGATGTTTGATGATAATATATATAAATTTAGGAGAGTTTTAAAAGGAAAAAAGATACCTTGTAGTTCTGGTATGGCTATTAAGGTTGCAGAGGATTTTACAGACCGATATACTAATGTAGCAATAAGTGGTTTTAATTACAGTTCTTTTGTTGTTAAAGGTTCCAGTGACAATTTACCTTTCAGAGTTAATACACACGTATACAGTGCTATGCTAATGAGTAACAGCATACCATTTAGATGGAGATTAAAGTACAATGAAGATGTTGATTTGTGTTTGCAAGCATTACATAATAAAATGTGTACAGTTTTGTTTTCAGCATTTACAGTAGACAAAGTAAGTACGGTAGCTAAAATGAAAGGCGGTAATCAAGATGAATTATATAAAGGAAATGCTTTTGAAAAAAAGGTTTTAAAAACAAGAAGCCTTGAAGAAGTGTGGCCACAATATGCAGAAACAAAAATAAGATTTGGTAGACCACATCATATTGTATCTTGGAACAAACACTTTAAACACGGGTTAATAAGAAGCCCATTAATTGATTGGGATAATCTTGAAAAGGTAAATGAATATGGAATGAAATTAAAAAAAATAAAATGAATACAACACCAAAAAGATTTATAAGAATATGGTTAGGTAAAAAGCCAATGCCAGCGATATTTGAAGAATGGTGGGTAATGTTTAGAAACATACACCCAGATTATGAATTTATAACTATTGATGATAATAATTTGTATGACTTAATAGACGTGCCTAAAAACATACAAGAACTAATAAACATAGTATCTAGTTATGCTGGATTGTCTGACATTGTAAGATTATTAGCATTATACCAAATTGGTGGTATATATGTAGATACAGATATTAAACCTTTACAAAGTTTTGATGTATTAATAAATGATAAACCATTTCTAGGAAAAAGGTCTAGTAAATCATTTGAAACGGCAGTAATAGGAAGTCCAAAAAATCATATAGCAATTAAAAAAACCATAGAAGAATTACCGTATTGGTTTAAAAATAATATAAATAAATCTGCATCTGTACAAACTGGACCAGCATTTGTTTCATCTGTATTATTTGGTAGAGATGATGTAACACATTTACCAATAAAGACTTTTTATCCTTATAATGGATTTGGCGCACCAAAAAGAAATGAAAAAATAGATATGTTTAAGGATAATAACTTTCCTAGCGAAATGATTGCAGCACATTTTTCAAATCACAGATGGGGTGGTAAACCAAAAAAATAAAATATGAAAATATTAGTAACTGGCGGTGCTGGATATATAGGAAGTAATTTAATAAAGCATCTAAAAAAAACAACAGATGCAGAAATAACATCATTGGATAATTACTTTACTGGAACGAAACAAAACCATATTAAAGGTGTTAAATACATAAAAGGCGATACAAGCGATATAAGCAACCTTAATAAACAAGATGTGGTTTACCATTTTGGAGAGTATTCAAGAGTTGTACCATCGTTTAAAGATATAGAATACCTTATGAATACAAATTTATTGGGTACAAGTATAGTTATAGAACAATGCAAGTTATGGAATGCTAAATTAATTTATTCAGCCAGTAGTTCTAAATTTGGTGGAAATGAAAACTTAAGCCCTTATTCTTGGGTAAAAGCTAAAATGGTAGAGCTTATAAAAAACTATAATAAATGGTATGGTTTAAGTTATGAGATATGCTACTTTTATAATGTATATGGTGAAAATCATATTAAAAAAGGAACATACGCAACAGTAATTGGGATATTTGAAACACAATATAAAAACAAAGAAACACTAACAGTTGTATCTGATGGAAACCAAACACGACAATTTACACACGTTAATGATATTGTAAACGCATTAGGGTTAATATTAAACCAAAACAAAAATAATGAATGGCATTTAAGTTCTGATATTGAATACAAAATAATAGATGTAGCTAAAATGTTTACAGACAATATTAAAATAATACCAGCAAGAAATGGAGAGAGATACAAAGCAGTAAGCATTATAAATAATACAAAAGAAATACTAAATTGGGAAATAAAACATAAATTAGAAGATTATATAAATGAACGAAAGTAGACACATAAAAAAGGAAAGCTTATTAAAAGCACTTGAACAAAGTTTAGGAGTGGTTACAGTAGCTTGTAAGAAAGCAGATATACCTAGAAGCACATACTACAAATGGTTAAAAGAAGATGAGGTGTTTTCTAAAGAAGTACAAGACATAGAAAATGTAGCACTAGATTTTGCAGAAAGCCAACTACATAAACAGATAGCTGATAATTCAACAGCAGCAACAATATTTTATCTAAAGACAAAAGGTAAAAAAAGAGGTTATATTGAAAGACAAGAAATAACTGGTGCAGATGGAATGCCAACTAATTTTCAAATAGAGATAATTGATAAAACCGAAGATACAGACTAATATAGTCTATAAGCATTTAGCCAACACAGATAAAAAGATTGTAGTTGAACAAGGCGGTACAAGGTCGGGTAAAACTTACAATATTCTTTTATGGATAATATTTAACTATTGTGCAAACAACAACAAAAAGATTATAACGATATGCCGTAAATCATTTCCTAGTTTAAGAGCAACTGTTATGAGGGATTTTATGGCCATACTAGAAAACTATAATTGTTATAGTGAACAGTATCATAATAAGTCTAATTCAGAATATCACCTATTTGGTAACCTAGTTGAATTTATATCACTAGACCAGCCACAAAAGATTAGGGGTAGGAAACGTGACTTGCTGTTTGTTAATGAGGGTAACGAACTTTATTTTGAAGATATGCAGCAACTGTTGTTTAGAACACAAGATAGGGTTATACTTGATTTTAACCCATCAGATGAGTACCATTGGATATATGACAAATTAATACCTAGAGATGATTGTGTCTTTTATAAAACAACCTACCTAGACAACCCTTTTATTGAAAAATCAATAATAAATGAGATAGAAAGGTTAAAAGATACAGATGAGCAATATTGGCAAATATACGGTTTAGGTGAACGTGCAGCCAGTAGAAGTACTATCTTTAAATATGTTGAGGTAAACCAAATACCAGAACTAGCAGAGCTTATAGCATACGGAATGGACTTTGGATATACTAATGACCCTACAACATTTGTTGCTGTTTATAGTCAAGGACATAACTTATATATACAAGAACATTTGTACAGAACACAAATGACAACTATTGATATACATAAATTCCTTAAAGAATTAAACTTAACAAGTAAACCTATTTATGCAGATAGTGCAGAACCTAGACTTATATCAGAATTACGAGCAATGGGAAACAATATACTACCTAGTGTTAAAGGTAGAGATAGTGTAAATGCTGGTATTGATTTATTAAAAAGATACAAGATACATATATTAGCCACCTCAACAAATGCAATAAGTGAATTTAGAAACTATAAATGGAAAGAGGATAAAAGCGGTACGTTGGTAAATATTCCAGATGATAAAAATAACCATATTATTGACCCTTGCCGTTATGCAACTTATTCAATATTAAGCAGACCAAACTTTGGTAAATATGCTTTACATTAAAAAAAAATAAAATAAATTGTTTATATGTTAATAATTATTATTATATTTGCTTTATATTAATTTAACAAAACAGATATGAAAGAAACAGTAAAATTACCATTAGAAGAATTTAAAAAGCTATATGCTATTAAGATTAGGTTAGAAACCTACTTTAGTTATATGGAAGATAACAGAGGTGTGTTAAAACATATAGCACCTACATTTTTAGATGATGCCAAAGACTACATCAAAGAGTATAACGAAATAACAAAAGAATATGTATAGTAATTGTTGTGGTGCAGAAGCATCTTATTTAAGTGATGAATTATGTGGTGATTGTTTAGAACACGCAGTATTTAACGAAATAGAAGAATAATGAAAAAGATAATAGATAAATTCCTAATTAAAAGAAGCATCAGACCATACAAGGTAGTACCTTTATCAACTGGTGTAATTGTAGAAC